TCGTCTGAATCCAAGCAAGCCCAGTTCGCAGGAATCCCGTGGTTTCAACCACGGGAGTGTCAAGTATATAACTATATACCATATTTATAAAAAATGTATATACCTATATACATTGGGTGTGTCGGAAAACCAACCAACCCGCAGCCAATCAACCGACACGAACATTGGCGGCGGTCGGAGTCTTAATGGTTTCCAGTCGGTATCTGAAAAATCAAATCGAATCTTCCTCTCTGACTCCCAGACAGTCAGGTAAAACGACTCCTGCTGGGTTCGGCATGAACTGTTCCGGGTTATCCTTGATGGCCGTCAGCAATGCGTCCATGTCGAGTGCATACAGTCCGGCATTTGATTGCGGGTTGAGTTCGATAACGTGTGGTTTCCCGTCGTCGCCCAAATACATGTCGATAACATACGGGCCTTTGACTTCGTCTCGTATCGCATGGGAGACCTCGTGCGCGTACTGTTCGTACAGGCCTGCGATAAGGGGATGGGATTCGATGCGCCCGCTGTTGCGCGTCTCCTCCATGCGCGGATCATACCGGTCCCCACGGTTGTCGGCGGGCGTGAACCGTTCGACGCAGCCGGCGCCGCACACCGGTTTCCCGCCTATCACCTGCACCCGGTACTCGTATCGCATGCGCACCCGCTGCTGGACGAGCACCGCGTCCGGCTCGCCCTCGAACAGGGCGAGATCGTAGCCGGCCCACCGCCATGCGGCGAACGGGATACGCTCCGGCTTCCCGCCATACTCGTCCGACTGTTCGAACGTGCCGTCCGGGTCGATGAACGCGAGCGGCAGGCGTTTCTCCCTGAGCATGAACTTGGCGACCACGCCCGAACCGGGATGACGGTCGAGCATGCCCCGCACCGCCGCATCGATCATGTCCCCGTCGCAGGCGACGGATCGAACGTCGCGCCCCAGAAACGGGCGCAACGCGGGCATGAGATCCCACCGGTCGACGTTCGAGACGGGCAACGTCAGCTGATCCATATACGGCCTGATTCTCACCACGCCGTAATGGGCTAGCGTCATCGGATCCGGCCCCTCGTACGGCCGGCCTGCCACCCTTACATGCGGGTCCGGGAGGATACGTGTCGCGGCCTCCAGGCGCGCCGCCTGTTCGCGCCAATCCTCCGGATCCCCGTCGCCCGGCACGGCCTCGCCGACGTATCGTCCCCATGCGGCGCGATACGCTTCCGGCGCGTCCATCACGTCGGGCGGGCACGCCTGGGGGATGATGTCGATGAGCCAGTCGGTCATTCGAAATCCTTATCGGTCAGCAGATGCCCGTTCTGGTTGAGCATCAGCATGTCGCCGTGCGGATGCCGTTCGCGTAGGCCGCGCGCGGCTTCCGCGCCGCATCCCGCATATTCGAGCGAATACATGCTGTCGGGAGAACCCAGATCGAGGTGCAACGGGTCGGAATCACCCAGTATGTACCGGTCCAACGCCTTCATGACCAGTCGGAACGCCTCATATCGGGAGGGCAGGCCGGGCAGTCTTTCCCCATCCGGCATCGCCCCTGTGAAGATGGTGATGCCGAGCATTTCCGTTGGTTGTTCAACCCAGCCCACATACTGGTCGACCAGCCGCCAACAGGTGCAACCGGATTCGTATGCTGCGAATGTTTCAGAGTCCATTATTTCCTTCCAGTTCGGGTATCCAGTCCTCTCCTGTTCCATTTCTCGACCGCCGAATGCAGGCAGGTGACGCGGGTCTGGAACGACGGGTCGATCGGAACGTGCCGGCCGGGCATGTTCCCGCCGCAGTCGCATCGCACCGTGTACCGTTCCGTCGTATCGTCCACATCATCGTCGATTCGTGGAGTGCCGCCGCAGAACGGGCATGGTCTCAACGTCTCGTGTTCGACCGTCGCCCGCCTGTTGTTGCGGGAATCCCATATTCTCGTGGTTTCCATCAGAGTCTGCCCTTCCGCCTGTTTCGTTCCAGACAGTCGTCCATCGCCCGTTCGACCTCCTCATCCGTGATGCCGAACGCGGTGATCAGGTTGCCGACCGTCTGCAACACGTCGGCCAGCTCGCCGAGCATGGCCTGACGACGCTGGTCGCGCACGTGGTCATGCCAGTCGGCCTGCGCCTTGTCCAGGTCGATATCGGGTTCGTCGCCCACGGCCGCGCCATGAATGTTCAGACAGTTCACGATGCCGATGAACTGGCCGTCGATGCCGCTCGGGTCTGTCGGGTCGCTGGCTTTCAGGTATTGTTTGCAGGCCTCCACCAGTTCGGCGCTCTCCTCAAGGTTCTTCACGGCAAGCCACTTGTCCTGTTCCATGCGTCCGAACGATCGGACATCCGGGAGATGCACGGTGCGGCTCCCCTCATGAATCGGAGTGGAATCGTCGGAGGCCGGCTTCCACGGGACCTCTTCGACGGCTTGGAGCGAATACCGGGCGTACGGGCCATGTTTGGACAATTCCCAGGGGTCGTTTCCGAGTTCTTCTGCCATCCAGTCATGGTCGTCCCGGATTCTCCATACCCGTCGTCCGCCGGACAGGAAGTACAGGCTCCCGTCCTTGTCCATCCACAGTCCGGGAAGATTCGGGACCGGCGCGGAGCCGACCGGAACTCCGGGCTGGAGCCTCGTATACGGGCCGATGGCATCCAAAGCACGAACCTTCGCGCCCGGGCCGAACAGGAGCATGGCGGGTTCGCCGTCATCGTGGAACATCACGCCGTATCCGCCATGTGCGGCCTTCCACAGTCCGGGCGCATCCGGTTTCTCATGGCCGCTCATTCGTCTTCTCCCATCTGCTCGTCCAGCCATGTTTCGGCCTCGTTCAGGGTCGAGCATTGTCTCCGGATGCTGTTCTCCACGCCGTTCGGCTGGCGGATGAGCAGTATCGCCGTATATCCGCCGACCATGCTCGCCACGACGCCTCCCCGCCGGGTGCGGGTGCGTTTCGGATGCTCCCACATGCGCGGCAGGCCGACGCGCGCCTCATGCTCGATCAGCGCCATGCGTCCCCCTCTTCCTTCGGATAGTCGGCTCCGTCACGGTCGAGATACTTGCAATGCAGTCGCGTGGATTCGCGTATGGGCAGGGAGTCCACCCAATGCTCGATTGTGGCCCTTTTCGCCCGGTTCAGCCATGCCTCATACGCATCCGACGCCTCGCCCGACGTCAATCCGACCGCGTCGCGCAGCATGGCCGTGACCGCCATGCAGACCATGTCGTCGGTCAGCGGGAGACCGCCCTCCACATGCTTGGGGCCGATATCCACCGATTTGACGCCATCAGGCATCGAACCGTCAGGCAGGAGCGCCGTCTTGAAGAATTCGCCGGGAATCCTGACTCCAACTGTTCCATCTTGTAGGGTGACGGCCTTTCCGGTCAGCTCCGTGCCGTTCTCGTAATAGATGGTGGCAATAGGATTCTCGTCTGGTTTCGACTCGCCCATGACTTGCCTTTTTCCATCGTTCATCTTGTTTGTCCTTTCGATTCGATTGAGTTCAGATCGTACGATTGTTCGCCAATCAGTTCGCGCAGCTCAAACATCTTGTTTTCGATATCATGCCGGCGGGCTTCCATTCGGCTGGCATCCTCTTTGCTGAAACGCGGTAGCCGAGAAAATGATTGGGTTAGTAGATTCTCCGTTTCGGCGAGCTGACGGCGGGCCACGCGCAGCAGGGTCCGGGATTCGATGAGACGGGAGGCGTTGATGGCCGGCACCGGTTCGTCCGGCTGGTCTTCCACAGGTCTGACCCTGACGAAGCCCGGTTGGGCGAACCGGTAGCCGGAATCGCCGAACACGTATTCCAGGCCACGGCCGCCGGCCCGGATGCCCAATACGCCGTCAAACGGTTCCAGCGGCCCCTCGAACGCCCCACGCCGTCCCCCGAATTCGACGCGCACCCGGACTCCTTCCAGCTCGTCCAGAAAACGACCCTGCCAGAACGGCTCCTCGGGACGCAGACGCACATGGTCGACTTCTTCCATGAGCCGCACGCCATCGCCCTTGTCCTTCCGTGTGAAGACGCATGTATCGTCTACCGTCAGATAATCCCCAAAACGGACGAACGGGCCGATATGCCGGCTGCCGTCCGAGGTCACGGCCGCGGCCTCCAACCCAATCAGATCGTCGAACAGGTAACGGTCCCACCATTCAGACATGATCCTGCCTTTCCTCCTCCCTGTGGCGCCATGCGTCGCAGGCGGCGCATCTGTCGTTTTCGCCCAAGGCCGCGTACGCGCCGCAATCCGTGCAGAATCCTCTGTGCATCAGCGAATCTCCTTGAGTTCGGCCTTCAACCTGCGGACGACGAGCAGGCCGTGCCCGCCGTCCCATTCCACCGGCCGTTCCCCGTCGCGGCCGTCGCAAGGTTCGGCCGGTCCGACAATCCTCAATTCAGGCAATTGACTTCCTCCCCACGGCTGAAGCCGGTGGTCTTACGGCGCGATTCGATAAGTCCATCAGAAAAATCCTTCCAAAACGGATAGGCCGAGGAACAACAGCCACGAGACCAGCTCCGAGAACATGATCGTGAACGCGATGGCCGCATGCAATCGTCCCAACCTCAGGTCTTTCGATCTGAGCAGCGGCGCCAGAGGAATGAGTGCGAGAAGATTGGCTCCGACCCACATGATTCGAACATAGCCCATTGCTTAATCCCATTTCGGTTTGATGGTGGCGACGTGGCGGGCGACCGCCAGCATCATCCTCGCCTCGGTGTTCTGTTCGAGCGTGAAATCATGACCGTTCATGCGGGATCTCCTCCTTGATGCATTCGGGGCATTGCCCGTCCTTCCAGCCGGCCGGATCGATCATGATGTTCGTGCAGGTCGTGCATTCGGGCAGCCGGTGCGCCGGACAGTAGTGCATGTCGCGTTCCAATTCGGGATGCTCGTCCTTGTATAGGATTTGCCAGCCTTCGTCCTTCGCGTCGGTCAACAGATCGTCCTCGTCCGCATACCATTGGCTGTCATCGAACCGTTGTTCGCAGTTGGGGTCGTCGCATTCGATCATGAACCAAGCGCGGCTGTTAAACGTTTCTTTGATTCTTGCCATCAGGCCGCCGCCTTCGATGAGGAATCACCTGCGGTTTCCTGCGTATTTTGGTTTGGTGTGATTCCTGCGGCGCGGCGGAGCATGTCGGCGATGTGCTTGGCTGGTTTCTGATAGAGGTGCGGGATTCTCCCGCATGGACCCCATATATATCTCAGGGTCCCGTAGTTGGGGAATGCGAGGTTTCCTACTAGCTTTCCTTGGTAGGCCATCGGAATGGTTGGGTGCCCGTTGCGGCCTTCGAATGGGTCTCCTTCACTCCATCCTTCTCCCAGTTCCTCGAGTAGCGAGTTTATGCGTTTGCGCATGGAAGCTGTGGTTTTCATCGCTCCTCCTCTTTTTATGTGGACTTCTTCAGTATAACAACCATATTGTATTTTACATGTTATACTGAATATGTCCACATAAAAGATTGAAAGAGAAACCAAAGGAAAATGCAACCCATACAAGACATCACAGACGCACGAAAGACCTACACCCTATACGAGTGCGAAAAATGCGGAAGCCTGCGACTCGAAAGATCCGACAAGCCCATCACCAAGTGCGCCTACTGCGACAACCTCTCCCTAAAACAGAGGTTCCTCTCCGCGCTGATCTCCATCGTCCACGAAGCCACATATAAAATCCCAAACCCGAACAACACCGGAATCGTCCAAAACAAGACAGACACAAAACTGCCCGGGAGTGTCGTCCAAGTCTTCGTGGATAACCCGAAAACCTACTATACGACGAAAATTCAGCTCGGAACCACGTCCATCGACTACTCCTATGATTGCACATCAGGGGACATTCGCATCGTTGCGAAAAATTGGGATCCATTCGACTTGGAAAATGCCGACCTCGGTACGGGATGGCATATCCGACTGCTGGTGCAGACATGGCGCAATGAGATTGCCAAGCGAATGGAACTGGCGGCGTGAACAACATCGACTGCATCGAAAAAGCACTGGAGCATTTTCCCCAGCAACGCATCATTTCCGCATGGATAGAAGGAGACTACGCGCATGGTTTAGCGGCGAAGGACAACAAGCCCTCGCTTTGCGTCATCACGATGCCGCAGCCTTGGGAGATACTGCTCGGCGAAGCTCGAACGACTCAGAACATGCGTGACCTCGATATCAGAATCCTCACACCTCTTTCTTATATCGACGGACTGCTCGACGGCCATCGTAGCCTGTTGGAATCGTTGACATTGCCAACCGAATGCTTTCTGCTGGACGCCGGCTTCATTCGCGCCATCGAGCCTTTCGCCCATCGGTTGACCACCAGCAATGTCGTCAAGACGGCTTTGGATGACGCTCGCGGGAACCTGTCCGTTTTGCGGCACTGGCCGGGCATGAAGAGCGCGAAACGCAATAAATCCATGGCCGAGACCGCACGATTGCTGAACGGAGTACGTCATATCCAGTCAGGAACGGAAGCCTGGCCGTGTCTGCTGGATGCGGATGAGATCACGTTGCTCCGTCGCATCCGATTGCATGGAATGAATCTTGCCGATCTGGAAAGAGACTATGGCCTTCTTGCAGATACCCGCAAAACGCCCCCTCTCCCCCCGTTGGAGCCTTATGTCCGCAGACAGGTCGAAGACGTAGTTCTCGGATTGAATCGTCGAATCGTCAACCGCGAGGCGGAATCATTTTCCGTCAAGAATCTGATACATGCCCTGCATGGTTTCGGAGACGGGATTACGGCTGATGCCTAACCGAAAAGACTGGCAGCCCGAGGACACGCAAGTGGAGACCGCGGCTATGGCGCTACGTGCCCAGCAAATGCGCCTGTGGAATCTCGTCGAGGACAGTGCGACTGTCGGACGCTGCTGGCAGCAGACTCCCGTCTGGCTGAGATGCGAATACCGGCAGATGGCCTCCGCGATGTTGCGCGCCGTCCACTCTCATTCCCCTGATTCCATCCGGGACAAACGCCCTCCGTCCGTACGACAGTTGAGCGAGAAGGCTGCGGACGAAGAGGAGAAACGGATTAAGGAATCGTTGAAAGGTCAGGACAATTGATTGTCGAGCTGAATGATGATGTGTTGACCAAGCCCGCTGGATGCTTTCTTTGCGGAAGCACGATGGGTTTGGTGCCGAGCATGTATGGTCCGGTTTGCATGGAATGCGTGTTGTCCGACAAACAGGTTGGCCCGAATCGCGCGAGTCTGCTTTTCACGTTGTTTGGCGACGGTCGCGGTCGGAAGGTTCCTGCCTGACATCGATTTGTCTGCTATACTGAATATGTCCACATAATCTTAGAGAACACAGGAACACCCAATGAGCTACTGGGACAAATACCGAAGCGACGATCCACGACGCATCCCGCCGCTGGAGGCGCCATTGCTTGACTACGTCGTGGTAGACACCGAAACCACCGGCCTCAACCCGGAAGATGGCGCGAAACTCATCGAAATCGGCGCCGTGAAAGTCAAGAACGGACGAATCGTCGACACCTACAGCCAACTCATCAACCCGCAAATGATCGTCCCGCCACACATCACGCAATTGACGGGAATCACCACTTACGACGTGAGTGGCAAACCGACTGTCAAGCATGCGATGAAAGAGTTCGAACGGTGGCTGGGATTCGAAACGCCCTTCCTCGCACACAATGCGACGTTCGATTTGAAATTCCTCGACTGGGCCACGGCGGAAACCTGGCCGAATCGTCCCCTGTTCGACCACCCATTCCTGGATACCTTGGAAATGAGCCGTGACATCCATCCGGAAATTCGCCATCACAAGGTCGCGGATCTGATCAAACGCTATCACGTGGCAGACGTGGAACAGCATCGAGCTCTTTCCGACGCAATGCAAGAGCAAGCCTTGTACCAGATTATGTGCAAGGAGTATTTCCTCGGAGCCTAATCCCGGGCATACTGGATTCTATTCTTTCCTGATATTTTGCTTGTTAAACTGAATATGTCCACATAACACCAGAGCAGAAAGACATGACCTTGAAGTGTGCGAAAAACTAACAGTACACGTGCGACTCATTCCCTACGGTAACCTGCGAGATGCGGCAAAGCTCCACCATTACGAGCTGCGTCGCAGAAACATGGTCAGGGATGCCGGCAAGGAGCCAAATCCATTCGTCTTGGAACGCTGGATGGTCAATTATGCCCGGCATGCGTTGACCGATTACGACCAGCAGTGCCATGACTTGGATCAGGATAGGTATGTCGAGCTTCGGACGGCGACATTGGACGCCATAGCCGACACGTATCCGCCATTGAGACATGAATGCGAACGTCAGAAAAGAATCCAGAATCCAGAAAAGGAGCCCGAGTGAGTAAGGAAAACAGCGCCGGCGAAACCATCGGGGCGACTACGACGATCATTCTGGAACCGGCTCGAATCAGTGGCAGTACCGTCGAACCGTCGCGGCGCGAAATAGCGAGAAAGCGTCGGAAGGAACGACGTTTGAACTGGGCTCTCGTGCTGGGAATGCTGGTTTTCGCGGTGTTCTGGCTGTTGGGGATGCAGTTGGTTTCCTGGCTTGCGATTGGGGTGCCTTTGATGTGGAGGCTCGTACTGGCGGTGTCTTCGCTTGTTTTTGCGGCCGCGTCCATGGTCCCCTCTTTGGTATATGCGTTTCGTCGAGAAAGGAAGAATTAGTTGGGTGTCGGGTTGGCTGATGTGGCCGCTGAATATGTCCGATTGCACCGGGTCGAGCGGCAGTCTTTGCAGATTCGCAGTGTTAATCGCGTCGAGTTGACTGTGATACAGAATTTGTGGGCGGATAGGGTCGGGAAAGCTCGATTGGATATCCGTTCCGCTCCGGAGGTGGTGATGCGTGCGATCGAGCGGTCGAAGCGTGGTCACGAGCTTTTCGGTCGGGTTCGTGAGACTCCCGTATTGGTTGTGTACGAACTGAAGACACTTACCTGACATACTGAATATATTCACATGTGGTAAGATTGTTTCATGACATCGCAAACTGAACCTCTCAAGATAGACGGACTTACCTTGATGCTACGAATAGGCCACGCCCCACGAGGGCGAATCTCCTATTTTAGCCCGCAAACCACCATCGAAGAATTCCTCCGTCATGCCGCCGAGCACGAGGGAAGACTGCTGTTCGTCGGCAACTTTAAATCATTGCGAAACAAAATAGGCTTTAATTATTTGCTGCTCTGGTCACCCCAAAGCGCAATCAAACTCGTTGGAACGGTGACCAATTTCGGAGAGGCATACAATCCAAAAACCTGGAATCCGAAATCCCACTATCAGGCACCATTCCCATGGGGAAGAACACCTGCCAACTACTGGTTGGCGTTGGACAATGTGCAGCAATTGGGAGATTTCGATCCGGACAAGTTCGAGAGATTGGGCTACAACGCCAAAAAGATATCGCTGGCGGATGAGATGGAAACAAATGCGGCCACGTTCATAATCCGCCCTATTTAACCTCTGTCGTGGCTGTTATACTGAAAACATCTACATAAAAGGAAGAGCTTATGGCAACACTATACGATCGACGAGCGCTCTTCGTGCGCTACAAGAAACAGTCATCCTATCCAGGACGGCAATCGGTCAAACTCGCCGACGGAATCACCTGCCGGTATAACTGGGATCTGGATAAAACCATTCTGGATTACATAGAGGAGCATGCCGAGAAATCCGACGGGAAAGTGCTGTTCCCTCTCAAGTTCAACGTGTCCGATTTGACCGTCAACACATGTAAAAAAGCGTTCTTATGGATGACGGATGACACTTACATTGAGGCCGACATTCATGATTCAGGCGCATATTACGCTTACGGCATGAATGACTATGACGGGTTCACAGCGCCGCCAAGCCTCACCATCCCCGAAGCGCGGTGCTGGGTGAAACTCGAGCACGTATCGAAAATAAAAACCAAGTTCCCCATCGACGATTACAGCATCCAAGCATATAAGGGCGGAGGCGTCGTCAAAGAAACCCCTCTGCGCGAAATCCTGAAAACCACTCACATGAATTGCATGTACATCACCCGAAACGAGGGTTAATCATGTCGAAAATCATATCCAGCATCCCAAGCATCCGATACACGGCAGACGTGGCATATCAGTTGGAACCAAACATCACCGTCCAAGGGACACTGAAATATGCGGGGGGACGTCGCGAGCTGACCGCAAGGACCCTGTTCGTCCACTTGGACCGTGATGACAAGGGCAAAATGACGGTGACCAACGTCGCGGTCAGCGCCAGTCGTAAATCTAACGGCAACTCGGCCTTCTACCGTACCGATGACTTCGACATGACACCGGAACTGCAGCGGGCCGTCGATCACGTGCGTGAACTAGTCAACCAGGACTGCGTCGGCGTGGACGACTAACCGGCAACCTTTCCTAATATCCCGACCATTGCGGTCGGGATATTTTTTTGGATATCGCCACCAACCGAAAAACGGGTATTTTCAATAGAATATCGGTTAATAACAACATCAAAATCTATCGTGGAATATATGCCACGAGGAAACTTCTACCGTCCAGAAAGCTTTATAAGCCCGGCCAGTGAATACGGGCTGCTCCGTTCTGCCACGCCGGATCGCACCGTATGGCTGTACGCGCGCATCCCCTGGAGCACTGCATTGCTGGATGGAGCCAACGACCGGAAACGCAACGATGCCGCGCAACAGCTGATGGCGTTCTTCGACGGCCTCGCCAATCAGGTCACGGTTGCCGGTATGCGCTACCGTTACATGCTTCAAAGCGAATATCGCGAATTCCATCTACTCACCGGATCCATGCCCGTCCGATACAGTCCGCCGGCCAGCATGAGGGACACCGACCTCGGACGATACCAGGCGCAGTACTACCGTAGCCAGAAGGTATGCAAGCAGTTCGCGGTCATCGGCGTTCCTTTGAAACTGGTCGGGGATCATAGCAACAATCGCAAGCCCGGCATGCTGCAACGCGCCCTGACATGGTATGACCGCATGTGCTATTCGGTGGCAAACGGATGCCCTATGTTCGAGGAGTATCTGCCAGACGCGCATAATATCGAACGAATCATGCTCAACGCCGGGCTGGAACCATTCACCATCATGGATGAGCAGGAACGCGAACAGCTGGTCGCCATGATGGAATCATGGTGGGTGGGGCGCGCCAACTCGTCGGCCCTGCCTATCCTGGCGGAGAACGCACACGTGCATTTCTTCCCGGATAACGCGACCTGCGCCCACGCCAAAAACTTGTACGACAATGGCGTGGACTGCACCGAGTGGAATATCGACGAAGAATACCCGGCCAGCATCTGCTTCGCACGCACGGCGGATTTCAACCAAAGCAGCATCACGGATCCAAACAACCTGTGGATTGCTAGACTCATGGAAGTCGGACGAGCCGGCGGAGCCAATGCGGTCGCCACAAGCATCCGAGGCAAAGTCGAACCGGCGAAAGTCACCGCCGACCAGATTCGACGCAACAGCCGCACCATCGACGAAAGCATTAAGGAACGGTACGAGAAAGGCCATGAAGCCCCCGGTGATATGACCGAAATCAAGGAGCGTTTGGATTATAAGAAGGCAATCTACAATACTCCGGACATGCCGCCCAGCATCATTGATCTGAGCGTCGCCACCTGCGTGGCGGGCAACGAGCAGATGGCCATCGACGCTTTGGGGTGCATCCCCAACATCGAGTTCGTCAATCTGACGACGGCTAGCGAACAGTTGATGGCGTTCAAAAGCATGCAGGCCTGTTCGAACGTACGCATGACCCCCTATGAGATCCACTGGGCCGCAACATGCGTCGCGGGAGGAGGCGTGAGCAGTTTCGCCAAAGCAGGCGACAGGGACGGAGCTCTTGTCGGATTGTCCGAAGCCAACAGGCAACCGGTGTATATCGGGACAACAACCGTGCAGGACAAGGACAGGCGTCCAATTTTGGCTATTATCGGAGATACAGGAAGCGGGAAGGCCGTTCACATTTCCTCCACAATTCCGGTTCCCCCTCAGGCTAGCTTCCCCCATGGAAAAATGGCTAAAATCAGCGATTTGCATGAGGGAGACCTCGTCTACGGGCGGGATGGGAAACCCTATCCACTCCTCAAGCTTCATCCGATTCACACGGAAGATCTTTACGAAGTCACTCTCAGTGACGGTCAAACGATAAAAGCCAGCGGGAACCACCAGTGGATCGTCTCCGATTTCAAAGATCGAAACAAATTCAGAAAACCAAAACATTTGAAATCCCAACAGCGTAAGAACATGCTGTCGGAGACATACGATGAGCTATGTCGGATGTCTGATGCGCTACCGGCCCAATCAACCATGAGCGTGAACGAGCTTGCAGAGTTTGTCCATCCAGTAACGAGTCGTTGGTGGAGCGGAGAGAGCAATGCCAGGACCATTGCCGCAGCGCTGCGATTTATGGGAGTTGAATCTCATCAAGAACAGCGAGACCGCGCGATAGCGGATACAAAAAAACCTTTTAAGACTCGGCAGAACTGTAGGCGCTATAACATGCAGGAAGCTCTTCGGGCTTTGATTGCACATTATGATGGCGTGGCGCAGCATGCGAAAAGATGGAACGATCTCGCCAGGGAGCGTGCGGATGTCCTAAGAAAGCATTTGGAAGATAACTATCCGAAGGGTATCAGCATCACTGACATACAGAAGATGCTCGAGGATCGTTCACCAAGCCGTTCCTCTATCGCATCTGTCATAAAAACGCTCAATCCAATCAGTGAGTGGGATGCGGAAGGACGAATTCACTCCGACAGAATGCGTCATGATTCGGTATCCGTATACAACGTTCGAGAAGCATGCAGAGCCATAGGGCAACGCATGATGCTTCGTTATGAGGGGGCCTTCAACGAGACCAATTCCCTTGGATATTGTGAACAGGTTGTGACTACGCGAGACATGCTTGCGTCTGGTCTAAAGGATTCAGGCAATCGTGCGCAATGGGCAATCCGAGCCGCGATGCCTGTTGCCAACCCGCAAGCCGACCTGCCACTTGACCCATGGGTTTTAGGGGCTTGGTTAGCCGACGGTAGTATCGGCACTGGAATCATCGCTTCAGATAACAGGAATGGTGATTTGCAGCATGTGAAGTCCTGTCTCACCTCTGCGGGATTTTCTCTAGGAAGCATCAATACGCCGATGGTCGTGAATGTGAAGGGGCTTGTCTCCATTCTTCGCGATATGGGGATACTCCGCGAAAAACGCATTCCTGAGATCTACTTCTCGGCGAGCATCGAGCAAAGACTCTCCCTCGTGCAGGGGTTGCTGGATCAGGATGGGACCATCTCCTCAAATGGGAATATAGAGTTCACCCAGTCCGCCGATCATCTGCCGATTGTCCGAGGAATGGTGCGCCTGCTGAGATCTCTGGGAATCGTCGTTCACGAACCCCATCTCAACAAAGCAGGATACACGGCTGATGGTGTGCGTCATGAGGCTCAGGATCGTTATCGCATCACCTTCACGACGGATCTGCCGGTATTCTCTTTGCAACGCAAAGCGGCTTTAATTCCTACGACGTTGAGACAAACCCAGCAATGGCTATACGTCAAAGACATCAGGAAGATATCCAACGCGCCTCATCGTTGTCTGACCGTTGGAAGCCCTGACCATTCGTTCCTCATCGCTGATTACGTGCCGACTCATAATACAATGGCAGCTTTCAGCCTGTTTCTGCAATGGTCGAAGATTGACGCGCGTGACGGTAAAGGCAAGACCCCGTGCATTTACATCAATCCGAAGGCCGGTAATGATTTGGAGGATGCGACCCGTTCGCAGGGTGGTACGGTCATCCGGTTGGATTCCGATGTGGCTAACGGCACGTTCGACCCGTTCAACGTGATTCCGAATGTGGAGGAGGCCAAGGAAATCGCCGTCCTGATGATGACGAACATTCTTGGCGGTGACACAAAGATGGAATCCGCCATGACAGCCATGCTGGATTACGGCGTCAAACACGGGGCGCGTTGCGTAGGCCGGGCTCTGCTTGTCGCCGCCCAAGCTGTTGCGAAGACCATCAAAGCGGGGAACACGGCGGAGTCCATTGGATTGCCTTCCAACACCCTCGAGGTGTTTTCGACAATCAGCATGAACCTGAAGGCGAACCAGGGACTACGTCTTATCTTCGGCACCGATAATGACACCAAGCCGTTGACGATCAGCCAAAACCTGACCCTCATCAACGCCGGAGACCGTTCACTCATCCCCGAAGGCCAAGATGATTCCATGACCGCTCGCATCCGCCAGTGGACGTTGCGAATGGTCGTCATGGGAGCCGGCACCGCCGTTCGAGGCCGCGATGGCATGGTAGGTGTCGATGAGGCATGGGTGTTCATGGGCAAGGACAAGGGAGCTTCCCGAACCTTCGAACAATGGGTGCGTATGGCCCGTTCGCAACGATTCACGCCTGTCATCATCAGCCAGAAAGTGCAGGAGTTCATCGATGCCGACTTGACCGGAGGTATCAGCCGCGCCCTCCTTCTGGCGTTGGACAACCCGGAAGAAGCCAATGGCACGGTCAGTCCGGCCAAATCAGCGGAACGACTCCTAGGCATCGAAGACCCCAATGGTCGGATCTTGCAGCGCATGGGAGCCGATGATACTTTGGACAACGGTCAGCCGAACCCGAACAGTCTGAAGCGCCTGGTAAGCGCATCGACGAGGAAGACCGTTCGCGGAGCCGTCGCCTATTTCAAAGACGGGTCCAAGCAGCCTATTCCAGTGGAAATCGTGATTCCTCCGGCATTGTTGAAGGAAATCAGCACCACTGCCACGGACAAGATCGCACGAGAACAACGAAAGAACAAGGAGCAGTGACCCCTTATGGGATACAAAGACATATTCGATGACTCATTTTCCACACCGGCTTCCGACAAGTCGGAGGAATCATCTGCCGTTACCCCTTTGACCCCGGAGCCGGAGGAACAGCAGCAGTCGAAACCATTGCTGTTCCCTGGTTTCGGTAGCGGACGTCCTCTCCTATTGGAACGCCCCAGCAGATACATCCAACGTCTCAGCGATACCGCATCCAAAGTGTATGCGGTACCTGACGGAGACCCATACGGAGGAGTGGAAAACCGTATCCTGTACTCCCCCGTGATCAGCCTCCCCGTATTTCTGCTTCAGGGGAATGAGCTGTTCGCGAATCATGACGTGCTCAAGTATCCTTTGCTGAATCCTCCACTGAATCACGCTTGGGATGGAAGCGACATCAGCGTGTACATGCTCACCATCATCGCCGCATATACTTCAGCGGGCATCCTGCATGAGGATGTAGACGGTGATGTGCTTGCATACGATGTCGAATATCCCCTCTCCGTTGCAGACGAGCTTTGGAATGCGGCATCCGATTGGGCTTCCGAAGCGGCTCCGCTGTTGAAGGATCTGAACACCGCACGGCTTTTGGGATTCGCGTTGAAGAGTCCCAACGAGGAAACCGATGCTTTGAGGGCTTTGTTTGAATCATGGGATGAGAATCGTTCTTCAGGTGAGATCATCGAAGCGGGGAAACATGCCGCGAATCTTCTTCGAGACGATTACAACGTGTTCGTCGACGTGGAATTCCGACCATTCCAAGAACGGTAATTCACCGAATCATTCAAAGTCGGTAAATTTTTACCGACTTTTGCCTTCCGTAAGGGGGTCATCCTTTGAAAACCAGTACAAAACTCATGGCTGCGGGAGCCGCATTGCTGGTGGGGTTGAACGGTCTTATCGTCATGAACGTGGTGAGTGCCGTTTCCGGCAGTGTCGCGGCCCTTACCAGCAACGTCGGAAAGTCCTTATCAGCCGCAGAATATGATTGCGGCACCTCATCAGATGATGATTCGACAACCGGGACCACATCGATAGCCCCCAACAAGGTCGCGGTGGCCATAGCCGAGGCATTCGCCAAAGCCGGGTATTCGAAAGCCAGCACGGCAGGCGCTCTTGGTGTGATCCAATTCGAATCTGGGATGAATCCGGAACAGGAGCAGATAGGCGAGACCAATCCCGCATTGCGTGGCTTCGGTCTGAATCAGTGGACACCGCGCAGCAAAATCCAAGCATGGATGGATCAGCATAACGTGTCTGGCAAAGACTCTGATGCCGACGTGCAGATAAAAATGCTGGTTGACACGTCCAAATCCGATTGGAACAACTTCTATCTGGATAACATCGAGGCCGAAGGGTACAACGTCACCGACCATGACCTGCACAAATGGTGGCTGCATGCGGATAATCCGGAGGACGCCTCAATCGCATGGCTTGCCGGGTATGGGCGCGGAGCGTGGAACGATCGGCATGAAGAGGAACGTAAGAAATATGCGCGCTCCTACTATGATTCACCGGAGATTAGTGCGATCGAGTTCACTGGGAAGGCAAGCGACGATTCCAGTGGTTCCGACAATGTCGTTCAAGCTTCCTGCTCATCCGACGACGATGGTGATGGAGGCAGTGCCGTCGTAGGTTCTGTGGGCGGGGCTCCTATAGGCAAAACCCGTAATTTTGGCTGGCTGTGCGATACGGATGCAAAAGTGTGTCACGACGGGGACTACGGGCCATTCACTTCCTTCGCCAGCGGCGGACATTACCAGTGCTACTGGTATGCACTTGTCAGACTATGGGTGATTCACCATCATGACGTGGCAAACTGGAACACCCCCGTGGGTGGTGACGTCCATGTGCATCTCGCCTCCGACCCTGCATACACAGTCGATTCCAGCCCACACCCGGGGGATGGCGTCAGTCAGTTCGGCGGTGCTTTGGGAGGTGATATGAGCTCCGGGCATATCGCCGTGGTCGAAGAAGTCAAGCAGGACGCAAACGGATGGAGAATCCGAATCAGCGAAGGAAACTACGGCACGAACGGAAGTGGCCCATGGGAGGGGTACAACAGTCGCTGGCTCACGCAAAAGCAGTTCGATGGCGCCGGCAACGTGTTCTTCCGGAAGAAAAGCTGGAAGAACTAGCCGCAGTATCCCGGATTCTGGCAGCCTCCCCCAACCGATGCCATGGGAACGCTATCCCAAAGACGCCAGTCAACCTTGCCATCCAAGTCCGACTGCGTGACAGGTCCCTTAAGGATGGGCGTCATGCTGGAATGGGCGAGGCCCATCTCGGGATCGCCTTTCACTGGGATGGCTATTCTGGTTCCCTCGCTCAAATCGTCGGCCATGTTGTTGTCCCAGCGTGTCAGCCAAGGATTAATCCACCAAGGGTTGTCGCCGTTGATGTTCATGCCGCTGATTTTCCCGTTTGCGATGGTGAGTTCATCGTTGATGTCGTAGTCTCTCCAAGCTGGAGTCAATGCCCAGATGCTCCCATTGTTAAAGGAATCACCGTCCTGCAAAAGCATGGATTCGACCTTTCCTGTGACCGTGACCGTTCGGTCTTCGTTGACCGTCACATGAGGTCCGTCCGTCCACCGGCTGCCGGTCGCCAACGCCTCACTGTTCCACCATGCTTTCATTGTCGGATACGCTTTACAAGCGTTTTCATATTCCTCTTCGCATGGATAGCTGACGGCATCAGGCCCATCGTTCTTATCCGCTGGGATAGCGCTCAGAGCGGGTAGAGGATTGCTTCCGATGTCCGGTGTCCGCAACTGGTCGATTACCTGTTGAGCATCATGTTGGCTGAGTGAGTCCAAATTGATCGTGGGGTCACTCCCCCAGTTGCGGGCTGCCTGTTCGAATTGGATGGCAAGATCCGTGTACTGTTGTTTCTCCTTATCGGTCAGCTGATTTGCGGCAGCCTCAGCGGCTTTCTTGCGTTCCTCCGACTTATGTTTTTTCAACTGTTGGGCCTGCGCCTGCTGGCGTTCCTCAGCAGTGACTTTTTTACGCCACGTACTCCAAGCCAGGATGCCAGCGACGAGAACCACCACTGTAATAACACTGGCGAGTATTTTCATAGGCCTGCTGAATGTTCCGTGCATCCTCAACTCCTAATCCAAAAAAAAACGTGTGGTTCCAGCGTATCCTTCCCAGAAAAGCGAATGCCTCCGATTATCCGAATCGGAGGCATTCTGTCCACTGAGAGAGGTTTTCGGAGCGAAGGATCAAACATCCTTCACGTTCTTGTTTTCCTTGATTTCCTCAAGCTTGACGTACACGTTCAAACCCAGGTTGTACAAGGCCGGCAATGCGAAGATAAGAACACACAGGACACCAGCCCACCGATACTCCAAGCCCCAGGCCGTGAAGAAGAACGCAGGAATCGGGATGAGAACAACCAGTTCGATAATCATTTGGACAATCAACGGGAGCGCAGATTCCAACATCCTCTCGCTGACGAAGAACCAAATAACGGCTTGCACTGCGAAAGCCGCAAACAGGATGACGAGCATGACCCCAACGGTCACCAGATCAGCGATCCCAGTGGAAGTCGCATAGTTGAACACGTTCACGAACATGCCGCCCATGTCGCTGCTGAAGAACATTCCCATCAACAGGACTATCACCAATCCCAGAACGAGAAGAAAAAGTCCAATCATTGCCAGCAAGGTAAGCATTGCGACCACCTCCAATCCATGCTCAGCGTTCTGTTATATGCAGTTGCATTGCTTCGTTTGCCTGACCTTATTCTGTGACAGAATTCATCGACAAGCAAATCAACACCAGCAGTGGCCGCATTGTCCTATCTGGATGGTTTGCGCCGCCAATAGTCATGCACCGGATGCCCATCACGATCGTGGGAGACGACATACACCATGCCATTGTCGGGAAGGACGAAGTGTTGAGGACTTGGCATGCCACTGTTTGCGACACGAATCTTGTCCAACAGCTTGGCCTGCAGTTCCGGGTCCAGATCCATATACGCAGTATGCGCATTCAACCGGACCAAGTCGCTGATGCGGATAGCCTCGTCTCGTGCAGTGTCGGGATCGAATCCACAATAATCGGCCAACCTCGCATAATGGTCCGGTGTCACTTCACTGGCATGCTCCGCTCCTGAGAATGGCATCGCGAGCTTGTCCGTCAATCCCGGCCATACCGTCGTGGTCATCACATCGTATGCTGGGCTTAGTTTCCAGGACTCACCATCCAGCGAAGTGGGCATGACTGAATAGTTACGGGCATGCGCATCGCAATTATCGACAGCCACGTTGAAGGCCAATCGTCGCAGCCACTCCTCCCCCAGTCTGCCGGACGGATCCATCTTCCGTAGGGTGGTCAGCGTATCGACGGCACTCACCTTGTACTTCTCGGATGATGGTAGGCCCAATGCCTGCACCATATCCTCCATCGGCAGACGAACCGGCATACCATTTTCGATACGACGATCGAACCGTTCCACGATATAGGTCTGCTGGCCGTTGAATTCCTGGATATCCGACTCCGGGGTTTCGATGCCGATCATCTTGGAAAGCATCATGGTCGCATGTTCTACTTCATCAGCGTCATAAATGCCGGCCGGTTTAAGAATATGAGTCGACGGAACGGCGCCATTGGGCCACACCCATTCATCGCCTACACGGGACAAGGAGAATTTGCCTTGAGCTCCTGCCAAGGAAAATCTGGCACCTTTGTTCCTGACGAACCATGAATCAGGCGTCCGTTTGACGGCGGCAATACGTGTCGCGATTTCGTCATCGGTTGCTTCTGCAGGAGGCACACTGGCAATAGTCGGCATCTCATCGTTCCGAGAGAACACCAGCGCACCAGCTGAATCCACGTTTTCCAGCAAGTCGAAGGATTCCTGAGATTTCGCGCCGACTGCCTGCATCATGGCATACTTGGCGGCACCTGATTCCGGGAGTAAATTTGGCTCTGTTAAACCAGCTTTGACATAGGTTCTACGTCCAGTACTGTAGTTACACTGAGGTTACAGTATTGGAGGTGGTGGCGATGAGGCTAGCGGACGAGGTACGCATTCAGCTCAAGGGCATGAATCCGGTCGAGCGTGAGAGCGCGGTGCGCGAATTACGTGAGGTCATCTACGAGGATGCCTACGAGACCATCGCCAGCCGTGACGATGTCTTAGCATGTCCGCGCTGCGGTTCCATCGGCATCGTAAGGAAGGGGCATAATCCGGACGGCTCCCAGCGTTGGCAGTGCAGAGACTGCCGGCGCACGTTCTCCAAGACGCGGGATACCCTGATCGGTCGGTCGAAGCTGCCGGTCGCCAAGTGGATGATGTACGTGGAATGCTTCGTGGATTGTCTCGCATTGCGTACTTGCGCGTCGCGTTGCGAGGTGTCGTTGCGTACCGCGTGGCTCATGCGCCGCCGTCTGTTGAAATGCCTCGAACGGTATCTGCCGAAGTTCGTGGCCGGTGCGGGCGTATCCGTCCAGTTGGACGAGACGTATCTGCGCGAGAGCTTCAAGGGCAACCACACCAAGGGCAAGTTCGTCATGCCGCGTACCGCTCGCCATCGCGGAGCCTCCCTGCACAAGCGCGGGCTTGGCAGGGAGCAGATCTGCATCATGACCGGCGTGAGCGATTCCGATACGGCGTTCGCCATACTGAGCGGGCGCGGCGTCATCTCCAAACAACGCGCAATCGAGGCGTTGGACGGCCGGATACTGCACGGAGCGCACGTCATGGCGGACACCGCGGCGGCCTATCCGGGAGCATTGGAGGCGTTGGGCACCGTGTTCGAGCAAGTGGACGCGAAGTCACATCGCATCAACCGGATCAACACGCTCCACTCGAACCTCGACGGGTTCCTTCACGGATTCAAGGGCGTGTCCACGAAGCATCTGCAATCCTATCTGACGTGGTTCCTGTGGCGACGCTCGTTCCGTGACGACCGAAACGATAGCATCATCAGGCAGGTGGACGCGCAACCATGCCCCGGTGTGACCCGCGACTGGAACGGCATCATGCCGCCGTACATGGAGTATTGGGGCATGGCGGCATAGATTGCAAGTACACTGTACATATCCGATATTGCAGGGAAAGGGGGAACGGCATGGCGAACACGCCCACCACGACCATGCGCCTCGACCCCGAACTCAAGGACCAGGCCATGAAGGTGCTGGAGCCATTGGGGCTGAACATGACCGGAGCCGTCACCATCTTCCTCAAAGCCGTAGTACGCGAAAACGGGATGCCATTCGAACTTAAGGCTCAGCCAAGAGGGGAAGACTAGCCGTATTTTGCCAATCATGTGACGTCTTTTGGTGCTATAATGACGTCTAGACGTCGTCAAGGAGGTAAAAGTGCGGAAGCCTGGACAGGTTCGGGATGCCATTACGAACATATTGGCGCAATCGGAGGCTCCCTTGACGGTCACTGAGATAGAGTGCCGAATCGCGGACTCTTTCAATGAAACATTTGAATCGTCCAGCATCCGTTCGTCACTGCGATTGCAGGCCAAGAAGCCAGACAGCGGTATCGTTCGTGTATCTCGTGGCTTATATGCCATGAGCCGTCAGTCGACGTCTAGGTTCGAATATGGTAAGGCGACTCTCATACAGGGCGATGCATTCGCAGTGATGGCTTCTCTTGAGGAATCTTCCATACATGCCATCGTGACAGACCCCCCTTACGGACTGGTTGAGTACAAAAAGAGCCAAGTTTCAAAACTGCGCAAGGGGCAGGGAGGCGTATGGCGGATTCCGCCATCCTTTGATGGCGCGAAAAGAAGCCCCCTGCCTCGATTTACGACTTTGACGAACGCTGACCGAGAGAAGATAGTCGAGTTCTTCGGAAGGTTCGGAGAACAGGCTTTGCGTGTACTTGTCCCCGGCGCAAACATCGTCGTGGCAACAAATCCGCTTGTGAGCCATCTTGTAGCGGGGGCCTTGGAATCCGCCGGGTTGGAACCGCGAGGACAGCTCGTGCGATTGGTCCAGACCATGAGAGGGGGCGATCGTCCAAAGGGATTTGAGTCTGAATATCCGGATGTAAGCGTGATGCCTCGTTCTCAATTTGAACCTTGGGTGATCATGCGCAAGCCAATGGATGAAACAACCGGTCGCAATCTTGCCGAATATGGTACCGGCGGCTGGCGGCGTATCGATGACGATCACCCATTTGGAGATGTCATCAAGTCGGCTCCGACCCGCAAGGAAGAGCGGGCCATAGCCAACCATCCGTCTTTGAAACCGCAGAAGTTGATGAGACAAATAGTCAGAGCAGCACTGCCACTAGGAATGGGCATGATCCTTGATCCCTTTGCCGGTTCGGGCTCCACATTAGCCGCTGCTGAATCATTGGGGTATTCAAGCCTTGGCATTGAACGAGACTCCGAATACTACAATCTTGCCTGCAATGCGATTCCTAAACTCACAGCATTGGAAGATTGAGACTGCGTCTTGCCCATATCGTTCCGCGTAACTCGTTGGTGAGATAGACCCAGCTACGTCTATAGGAGGATAATCCATCCTTGGAAAGTGTGGCCGTTCGTGTGCCACGCTCTCCACGCTCATTATGCCTATAGTCCTCTTCGGTGACATGTCCGAGGAATATTCCGGTGAAGGTGAGGGGTTGTCTTTCGGCGATTGGCACACCGGGGTCATCTCGTCGTTCGTCAACCTGATATACAAACGTGCAGAGGTCCTGTTCTCTTGCACTATGCATGTCAACGGCTGCTCCGGTGTTTCTGGTGGCTTTCATTTCAACGCCATCTTCGGCTTCCGCCACAAGATTGTTTGGATAAATACCGGTTCGGATAAGATCTGGATGCCCGTTTGGAAGAGTATTGACCACAAGTTCTCGTGAATGTTTCGCCATGGTGCTGTTAAGAAGGTTTGAAAGAACGTTGGACAGTGCCTGAAGCTGAAGCATATCTTCGAATCGCCCCCCACCCACGTTCGACGCTCATCACATTCAGATCACCCATGAACTCATAGATGTCTGTCATCGTATTGGCGAAGTCAGCTTTTCTGAGATTGTATCTGCTTACGCATGGGTTGTCAGCAAGGCGCGGATTGAAGAATGCGTCATTAACTTCCGCAACCTGAACATTGATGTTGGACATGGACACCTCTGGCTTTAGAGTATCGATAACCATTTAATAATAACGGCCAGAGACTGAAGGTCTGGACTTCTTCTCGAATAAGCGCCCCTCGTTCATATGTCAAAGTTGGTTTAACAGAGCCAAAAACAAACTCCAATTATTGTACCAGTTCGAGCATAGAACCAGGCGCGTCACTGGGCACAACATAATCGGCCATCA